TTGCCCCCGGTCGCGCTCTTGTGGCGTACATTGTTTAAAAGTGATTGGCGTTGCTTATTAACAAGGCTGGGGGCTTTTTTTATAAGTTACCCCAAAAGATTCTCAAATAAGGATTTCTGAAATAAAAACATTTATCCTATTTTCTGCACGCTTACATCATGCAACCATATAGGCGTATCTACATTAACATCGTTTGCTCGTGCTATACTGATTTTGTGCGAACCTGCCGACAGAGGAACTTCAAAGTATAACTCCGTCCAACCGCTCTCCACTGTAAGAGGGAAAGTCCACAAATCATCAATCATAATAAGAACCTCCCCCTTGTCATATTGATAGTTTTGCAAGCTCACTCCATCAGCCTTTACAAACTCGTTATATTCCGAACCGCTAAACCTCGTTGTCATTAACTTGAAGAAGTTTTGAGCAACAACACGAACGGCATAATTTGCACGCTCTGAAATGGTAAAGTTTCTTGTTGCTTTCTCCGCTCCTGTCAGCTTTAAGATAGATTTAACCGTGTTATACTTCGTATATAGGTTTAGTGCAGACGGTAGAGAAAACTTCGTTCCTCCACTGAACGGCTGTACGCTCGTATCTTCTAACACCTCTACACCGTACTTTCTACGTGAAAAAGTAAAGTCACGCATTTTTTTCTGTGCTCCCTTATATCTACATACAGGGCTTGACACGTTAAAGCTACCAGCACACTCTACAAGTACGGAAATCTTATCGCTACGCAAGCATCTTTCATCCGCAACATTGATAGTAGCAATTCCATCTTTATACTGAACCGTGTGCTGCAAGTATTCTGTCATAGTTGCGACATACACCTTAGACGGTTCAATGCTGCAAGCGAATGAAATCTCTGCGTTGCCTAACTTACTAATATTAAGAGTAAATTCAAGTAAAGCAAAATTGGAAAACTCGACAACCCCACCTGATAGCAGTTTTGCCAACTCGCTTTCTCTTGATAGAGTTTCAGCTGCGCCTTGTACATCGTACTCACTTGTTGGGTTTGTGGCTGTAACCTTGTCAAGATTATCACAACTAACCATTGTAACCTTTGGCGAAGAGCTTGTGCCATTCTGACCGCTTGAGATTGCATAGAATACCTTTGACCGTTCCTTTATGTTCTTAAAAAACAAATCAGTCACAGCACTCACATTCTTTGTCGGTCTTACCTTATACGCCTTTATAGCTTGCTTTATTGGCAATTTCTCAAAAAAGTCATAGTGAGCAGAATACACTGAAACTGCACGCCAACCCTTGTGACTTGTGTACCATTGCCCTGCGAAACTTTGACCCGGATACAACATTGGTCCAATTATGTTAACGGCATTCGCAATCTTTACATTTTCACGCTGTGCAAAGGCTTCGTAAAGTGGCTCATAGTTCCCCGTTTGTGGATTTTCTTCCTCTCCAATCAACATTTCAGCCCCTCTGCTCTCTGTTGCCGCTTTGGCTTCTAAAAGCTCATTATACCCAGCAATGCCAAGTGGCGAACCATTGGCGGTATTGCCGAACCAAACATAAGTATAAGGGAGATTCACCTTACTTATGCTTCGCGTACTTCTTAAATTAGAATTAGATTTAATATTATTAATACCTTGAATTCTCTGCGAGCCGCTTATACCGTCATTAATCACAGGCAAGTCGATAATATCGTTAAGTTTCTCTGTCCAACTAAACCCAACAGGATGACAGACACCCTCCGTGTAAGAGCTACCCTCCATTATAACTGCATCAGAGTTTGTTATGTCTAACACACCCGTATAATCATACTTACCTGCACCTAATATCTTTGCAAGTTCTTTTATAAACTCACCCTCTAAGCGCATTTTCCCTCTCACAACCCACTTGTCACCTTTGGCACCAGAAAGGCGCATATAAATCGCTTCCTTAGGAACAACGACACTTCCTGCTTGTGTTTGTGGCGCAACGCCTGATATAAACGTTTCATCTTTTGTAAAAAAAGCAATAGGGGTAATGTTGCTATGAGAAAAAAATCCGCTAAAGTTCAAAGTGTCATTTGGTAATACAGGTATTAAGTCACTGACTTTCCAACCTGTGTCACTAAGATTTAACACACCAAACGCCGATACATAACCGTACTCTGTTGTTTTATAATATTCAACAATGTTAGTAGTTATTTCTCGCATTGTAGCAACATTTGCAGCAACATTTGCAGCAACATTTGCAGCTTCACTTGCTGATGCGAGTTTCTCCTTGACTGTTACATTTTTTTCACCATCGATATATAACGTAACTAACGCAATTGAGCTATTTTGCTTGCAAAAGCGAATATACTCTGCACCTGCTGGAAAAGATGTTATTTCTCCACTAACACTCTGTAGATTACTTACGAACTTTTTTTCGCCATTGTAATATACAACACTTGATACCGATGCATGATTTGCTAACCCTGTGTAGTTTATCTTATTCACACAGTTCAAGCTAATGAAATCTGTATAAGTCCAACCAGCAGACCCTAATGATGCTACATTGCCATTAAGACCCAACCAACCTTTGTCTGTTGTTATCTCATACTTGCCCCCATTGAACACGTCTATAGTTCCATTAACCTTTTCCTTGCCGAAGATAGCATCTTCTTTTGCGATTTGATACACATCTTCCAGCGTTTTGCCATCATCTGTGGTTGCCTTGACATTCTTCAATGCTTTTGTTACCGCAGCCTGCGACATAACAGAGGTTGTACTATCACCAGCTTCCTGCGCAATAGAAAGAGTCGTTTCACCACTGACCTTTCCCATCAGCAGCCACCCTGGCTTCTGATAAGCATAAATATTTCCATTCTCAGAACTATCAGCGTGTGCATCGTCATAGATGCTTACCAGCTGACCATAGCGGAGAGTCTTGCCATTGGTTCCGACTGGGTCTGTATCAGCTTCCATAGCTGACTTAGACTGATAAACCTTTTTAATACCAAGTCCATCAGCAGACTGTTCCAATGAAGCTATGTATGCTAATGTATCCTCGTGCAGCTTACCCACCTCTTCAGGTGTGATGCTATCTACTTGACTTTTCTCTTTGAGTTCTTTTGCTCGCTTGAGCAAACTGTATATTGTATCCATTATTGCTTTTTATTTTGGAATGATGAAATATGTGTTAATAGGACAGTTAGCAGGGGATGGAAGACTGGATGGTCCCACGCTTCCTATGAGTTTTCCTTTCCCCGATAGCACTTGGATGTGAACAACCTGCTCCTGACCATTGTCTGAGCTTACTCCTACAACAATAGCACCAGAGACAATAGGTGGTACTGGCACTCGTGTCGTAGGGTATTCGAAGATTACTCCAGGACCATCAGTCCATTCTGACTTGTCACTTCGTACATCAACCTTTATAATAGTATAGTCAGATCTCACTTTAGATTGTATTTGTCCTGAGTAACCATTCTTCAGTACCCACGGCATATCCTTATATTCTGTTTCAGACAACTTAACAACTATTGATGGAGCTATAAGGTCAAAGAGCGTTTTCAATTCACTGACATTAAAGACACCTTCTGTCTTCTCAAATGTTAAGAAAGCCTCTGCTGTTTCTCTGCAGGCACGTTCCTGGCCATCCTCAAAAGTGCGTACATCAGAAGTAGATTTTCTAACACCAACATATAATGGATCATTCCAACTATGAGCAACCAGTGTAGTTTCCTTTATCTCATAAATGATTCCATCAAGCACCAACCAGTTCTTCTTAGTTTGAAAAGTAGTAGTCTTATCCCCTTCATTAAGTTTCTTCAACTCTCCTTGGAAGCGTTCAAGCAGAAAGGCTGACGTATTAGCACCAAGAGCCTGAAGAAGTGCAGACATCTGATTGGTTGGATTCTCCTGCAATGTTTTCAGATCATCGATGTAGAGGGGCTGCCCACCCTCACTAAAGAGCATCTTATTCATATTCGTATATTTCTATGCGGAAAGAGCGTCCCGCAGGTTTATAATGATTCAATAGGTTTAATATAGTTGTCAGATTCTGCCCTCCATACTTGTCTTCTGCAGCATCTATTGATGTACATAGGAATGACGGTACATAGACAATGAAAGAAGGCTGCTTAGGGACATCGTCATACGCTCTGACATACAGTGGAGGATTACCACTCACATAAACAGGAGTCAGACCTTCACTCATGAAATGTAAAACTGTCTGTACTCTCTGATCAGCAGAGACGATGTAAATTTGATGCTCTGAAAGAAAGAAGGCATCATTTAGAATCTTTTCTATATACTGAACACCTGCCGTTATGTTTAAGCGATTCAACACGTGAGAACGGTAACTATAAAACCGGTTATACAAATCCCTTATTCCACGCAGCATCGCTTTGAGTAGTGCTACGAGCACCTTGCTTCTCAATATTGGAGGCAACAACTGAAAGCCAAGTTTGATGATATCTAACTTATACCACATAGCTCAATGTATTTCTTAAGTTTACAGTAACAAAGCTTCCGCCAACAGCGGTGTAATTATTACCACTGATTTCTTTATATACAGTTCCATCCGTGCTGTACTTACAGATATGCAGTTCTACGTCCTGCACACCTTCCACATTCTGTATCGCATCGACCAATTTCGTCTTGTTGAAAGTACCGCCATAGATAATCTTTCTGACATAGGTGTTCACAGCATCCTCTACAGCATAACTGCCGTCTGCTATTCTTACACCTGTTCTGTCAATCACCAATGGGTCGACGTGTATAGTTGCATTGATACTTATTCTATCTGCAGGCAACGAGCGAACAGAGAGCACAACACCTGCTATTTTAACGCGGTTCAAATACTGTTTGAACGCTGTTAGAACATCATCTGAAAGAACAGTAGGTTGCCCACCTGTTTCACCTGAAGCAAGTATTTCTATGGATGTTCCTCTGTCACGTACAGCAACATACTTGACGACTCGCTTCTTCTCAGATACCTGTTCATAGCCATATTGCTGTGTCGCCTCATTGAAGACCAAAGCATCACCATACTGAAACTCTTTTGCGATTTTATAGTACCAAGGTACACTTGCTACTACAGCACGACTGATTTTATCGTCTACATCCGCCTTGAACTGGTCGAACAGAACCTCCAGTACATGGCTACAGGCAGCCACGATGTAAAACAGAATATTCTCGATACTAACCACAGAGAAACTATCATCAAAGGTATCGTTCTCCGATAGTCTGTATCGTTCTCTTACTGTACCATCCGCCATAAAGGCATTTGTCATTGTTTGTTTTATCTCTGCTATACTACGAGCCATATTTTGTTTACTTTAATTGAACTGTGGCGAGAACTCACCACTGAATACCCTTAACTTGACATCCGTCATACCTCTCTCTGTCGCTGGAGATACATCATTAGCCTTGCAATACTGTTGTATTAATCGGTTAAAGCTTACGTCAGGAAGTTGCAATCTGCTTCCAGCCTCTAACGTATCAGTCATACCAATAGCGTTAGCAGCAGCCAGAGCTGGCAATGCTTCCAGCGAGCCATACTCCTGTATAGCTATGTCGGCCAAGGTCTGACCATCTTTTACTTCAACTTCCATCTTATTACGAAATAAAGAGCTAACATCACAAGGACACCGAATGCAATAAATCCTGTTTCCATTGCACGCTTTTCAATCCAGCTCAAATTCTTTTCCCTGTAAACTATCTTTGGTTTCTCTTTATATTGTTTATGATCCTTATCGTGTATCGTTATGCGGATTGTGTCATGCACCGTTGTAAGACCTTCTACCTTCGCTCCTGGCAGACTTTCTAATATGTGTGTGAGGATACCGTTATGTATTCTTGCCGTTGAGCGATATAAGGCATTCTCCAAGACAGAGACAGAGTCTTTCGTTGCTCGCTCTTGATGATACTCTGGTAACAGCAGTGATACTGGCGCAAGACGTTCCGTAACCCTTATAGTATCGTGACTGACAACGTGCAGGGTATCGGTGCTTACACTCTCTACAGGTACATAGACCTTATGAGAGCAAGCTGAGAAAAGGAAAGCAGTAAAGATAACTGCTAATAATACATTTAATGTTTTCATATCGTTGTTGTTAGATGTTTGCGTATTCAGCCTTTGCATCGAAACAAGGGCAAGCCTTGATATATTCGTTAGAGGTAATTCTACCATCGTGGTTCAAGTCTGGCGAGAAGTCACGATGTCCCTGAATAACTGCCGTAGGGTACTTATTATGCAATAGTTTCAACAGCGAGCGCAGACTTTGCTTCTGTTCCTCTGTGCGATTGTCAATAGGTTTACCATTAATATCAATACCGCCAATATAAGCGACATTGATAGAAACTGAATTAAAGCCCTTTACGCCATTACTCACCTTCTTCTCTTCGAGCAGCTGGGTAATCTTGCCGTCTGGCGACACCACGTAATGGTAGCCGGGGTTAACCCATCCTTTACGTTTGAACTCTTGCTTCAAGCCCTCAATCGTCTGTGACTGATGACTTGCAGTGCAGTGTATTGCAATATATTTAATCGTTCTCATTCTTCCTCCTTTCCGTTCTTGGAGTTGACAACTCGGTCGATGTAATTTCTCACATCTCCCCATTTACTCTGAATGTAGATACCCACACCGAAGATTGAGCCGGCATAGACCAAAGTCTGCGACACATACCACAGCACGCTGTCTTTAACATCGCCCCCATTAAAGAAGAAACTCAGAAAAGCCATTGCCACACCACTTGCAAGCAGAAATATGGCTGAGCCGTATTGTATCCATTCCTTCGTGTTTCTTTGCATATTGCTTAAGTTTAATATTGTGCATCTATTTCGATGCTTTTGGTTGTTATTTTTATATTAGTCACAGTTTGTCTGTCCATCTCCAGCTGCTCTCTGATGAGCGTTCTCCAATAGATAGGATCATTGTCAAGCAGCATATCACTGATGCCACAGCCAGTCATCGGTCGTTCTTTCAACTCTCCCTTATGTAAGTGAAGAATCAAAGCCTGATTCTGATGCAGCGTGTCAGCGACAATAAGACCAGAAATAATCTTTCCGTCTGGTCCTCGATGTGGTTGTATAACCGCTTCATAGTCTATCAATGTAATACCTTTCATATCAATGTTTGATAGTTACGTCTTCATAATCAGTTTTCTTAAACTCCTGTGCCTTAGTCAGAGGTGGACCAGTTGGTCCATGGGTTCCTTGGTGTGTATGGCTATTGACAGCTTTAACCAGTTCATTAAGTCTCTTGGTTAAATCCTCAATATTAACCAGTCCTCCAAGCTTACCTCCATTTATCGTTATAGATTCAACATGATCCACAGCTAAGACGACAAGGCTTGAATAGTCTCCTGACAGACTTCCAATGATAACTGCAGTACCGACTTTAGGAACTATCAGCATCTCTCCATTATCATCTGTTTCAGATGCACGAAGGCGAACATCTGGTACAAGAAGGCTTCCTATTTCCACATCACAAGTACGACCGCTTACGCTCTTAACGATACCTTGTAGTACAGTCATCTCTTGCTGTGGTGCTACACCTCGCAACCTTTCTCTTAATTCCTTATATTGATCCATATCCTTAGCTTAATCTGAATCCAAGTTCTATTTTTCGTTTACCACCGTCTCTACTGAAAGTTGTTGTTACTGCTCTTACAAAGTAGCAGCCATCCTTACGTGGATAATCTGCATCATAAAGCCACGCCATATCGCCAGGAACACATTCAGGTATGAGCCACGTCGTGATACTTCCGTCATAGCCGTCGAAACTACGACGTTTAACTTCAAGTTCGCCACGAAGTTTCATACTTGCAGCATCAGAAGTAGGACATTTTATTTCTACCTTCTCACCACCAGTAGCTCCGACCTCTACCTCTTTTACTGTTCCGTCAGGAAGAAGAGCTTTAACCACTACACGAACCTTGCGATCAGCTGCTTGTCGATAGGTCAGATTAACCGCCTCCACATTCAGCGCAAAGTTATAAAAGCGGTTCACCCCGACAACCTCACCTGGGGGATGCACGTGTAAAACACCATTAGAAAGGTATATATCTGCACCACATTCCTCCTGCACCTTCTTAAGCACATCATATCCAGTAGCATTGTGAATGACAAACTTAGCATAGGTCCAGCTGTAAGAGCATTGAATAGAGTAGTTCTTCCCAATTCCCTGCACCACCTTCTTAAGAAGATCAGCAAGTGAAACTTTCTTCAGTACTTCGTTTTTGAGTTCCTTACGAAAGGTGTACAAATCATCCTCACAAGTCAGCTTAATATTGCCACCATCTGTACTGATTTGTTGCAGCCAGCCAGTGAACTCCTCCTTTAAGCCTTCCTCCTTATACCCAAAGCGAATTATAACCTTATCACCTCTGTGAAGTTTATCTTCAACATCCAAGGCTACATTATACTGCGCACCTGGTAATGTTATAGTTGCCGTATCAGCAAGTAGTTCGACACTTCGATGCACCTCAACACTGTCAAGCATTCCAACGTGCCAGCCTCCTATCTCTATGTCGTAAGCCATTGTGTACATAAGCCTATCGTTTTAAGTCCTGCTGATTTAAGAGAAGTTTATATATGTCATCACTATATGCCTTTAGCGAATAGTTCTGATTAGAAGAGCCACTTGTGAAAGGAATCTCCCAGCTTTCAATTACGAGATGCGATATACCGAATATTTCCAGTAAAGGGTTTAACGCAGTCACTCGTCCAGCTTCACAGAATGAGCGTAAACGGCTTACGTCTTCCTCAGGATATTTACCATTTTCACCGATAAGGATACCTTCTATACTGATAGTATAATCATCTTGTGACCACCGCTCCTTAATGCTTCCTTTTACAGCACCTTTGTTGACGTGTCGCCGCACGATGATATTCTGACCTTGCAGACTAATCATCGGCTCAATTGGCAAAAGCCATTCTTGAGCACCACTTTCTTCAAGACGTAGACGAAGAGGTAGTTGCATTGGTATACCAAGTGCATTAGTGCGAACAGTATCTTCCAACTCCTCATCACTCATTGACTTGATTTCATTATATTCCTCTTCGTCCACCTCTCTGAGCTTATTCACATTGAACAGCCAGTAAGGAGGAATCTTGTTGCCTGTGACTCTCAGAGCAACGTTTTCGAGTGCAAATCTTGCTACCTTGTTCATCTGTCTGTACTTGCTGCTATAGCTAACGCTCGGTTCATACTTTGCAGAATAGTTCGCTCAAGTTCCGCAGTGTCAGTCTTATCGTTCATATAAACATTGATATTATCGAAGAATTTTCCGATGTGCATAGTGATGGAAGTGTTGCGAGTGCCACCAGTAGCAAGTTCCTCGGCTGACTTGCGACCACCTTTCTTACCACCCTTTTTACCTTTATTTCCCTTCTTGCCTTTGCTTTCACCTTCTCCAAAAACGACAGCACCTGTGCTACCACTTAATCCAGGGGTACTTATCTTATTCTCTTTCTTAGCAGAAGATGTCTTTTTGTCCTTCTGCTGTTCTTGTCGAAGGTGTGTCTGAAAATTCCCTCCAACACCACTCACAAGCTGTTTGGTTCCATTGATAGCCTTGGCAGTACTCTCAACTCCAGACAACTTCTTAAATCCTTCCATCGCAGAGGCTGCTGCTCCTTGAAAGTCTCCAGAGAATAGTTTCTTTAAGGCTTCACCAAGCTTGCCAAGTCCTGCAAGCATCTCGTTGAAGCGATTGATGATATAGTCTTTGATGATATTACCAAACCCCTTTAATGTATCCCACATTGTCAGAATAAAAGCACGAAATCCAGCAAACTTATTCCAACAATAGACAACTGCTGCGACTAAAGCAGCGATACCTATGATAATAAGTCCGATAGGGTTTGCGTCCATCGCAGCATTGAGCAACCATTGAACGCCAGTCCATATCCTCGTTACAGTTGTCACAACACCGATAGCAGCTGCATAAGCTGACATCGCTATTGCCTGTGCATTAAAGACTATTGCAGCAACACCAATGACAGACGACAGAGCCAATATCTCCATCTTAAACCGTGATACAAATCCTATAACACTCTCTATCACATTGATAACTTTTGCTATTGCTTCAGCAATAACAGGAACTATACCTATAAAGAGATCAAGAGCTTGAGATACGTAAGGTTGAATCTTGTTATAAATATCAACGGCTAATTGAATAAACGTGTCTTGTAGCGTAGCAAATTTACCTGCGACTGTCTGAGACTGCTTATCCATCATACTGAAAAACTTTCCACCTTCTCCAGAAGCGTGTTGAATTGCCTGCACAACATTTTCAAAGGTGATTTGCCCCTTCGACATTCTATCTTGTAACTTTGCATAAGATTCACCTGTCATCTTTGCAAGTTCCTGAAGCGGATTAAATCCAGCATTGATAAACTGCAGGTTATCCTGTCCAGCTAACTTACCAGCTGCTGACACCTGACCAAGCACTAATGACAAACTTTGCAGAGCTTGCTTATTTCCTCCAGAGATATCTCCTAACTGTTTAAGAAGTGGTAGAACTTTTCCTGTCTCCACTCCGAAATTAAGCATAGTCTTCGCATTCTCAGTCAAGTCTAACTTACCAAAAGGTGATTCAGCTGCAAACTTAGCAATTTCAGAAAGCATTCCCTTAGCTTTTGTCTCACTTCCTACTAAGGTTGTAAAGGCAACGGCTGTTTGTTCTGCTTCTGCACCTATCTTAGTAATAGCACCAACAGCACCAGCAACAAGGGCATAAGGGTTGGTAAGGAGTTCCATTCCAGGAATGGACATCAGCGAACTCTTGAGTGTCGAAAAAGAAAAAGCCTCACGCAGGCGTGCACCTGTAGTACGTGCCTTACGTGATATATCGTCCAGCTGAGTGGATGTCTGACGAGCAACCGTCAGAACATTACCACTATCTGCTTGTAGTTTGATTAAAAACTTAAGTACGCTGTCCATTAGAGTCTTTTTCTATTTTCCTAATCTCTTTGAGTGCGCTGAGTGTTGATGCCCATTTCTCGTCTGGCAGGAGTTCAGGGTCAATGCTTAGATAGTAGCGCAGCATTGTATCTATGAAGATAATATCCTGGGCGTTGTCAAAGTCATCAACCCCGGCCTCCTCTAAAGTTTTTTTATCTCAGCCTCC